TGGTATGACAATCAAAAAGGTTTAGAATTAGTTTTTACAGAAACTAAAGTGCTATCACGTATTCATAAATATACTGGTACACTAGATGCTCTTTTTAAAAAAGATAATGAATATATTATCTATGATTGGAAAACGAGTTCTGGAATTAGGGATTCTTATTATGTGCAACTTTATCTTTATGTTATGGCTTTAGAGGAACAGTTGGATATAAAAATTAATAAAGGCGTTATTGTTAATTGCACTAAGCAAGGCAAATTAAACATAGCAGAATTTCCAGTAAATAGTGAAATGCAAGATGTTGCGATCTCTTGCCTAAAATTGCATCGCTTCTTAAACAATAAAAAGGAGAAATAAAATGGCACACAAACAAGGAGTAATTAGTAAAGTTTATCATAACTATAATGATAAAACTGGCAGACCATTGGCTAATGATAAAGTAAATCACAAGTTCTATATCGGTGATGAGATATTTATAATTAAAGGGAAATTTATACCTGAGTTTATTAAAGAAGGTAAAAAGGTTTCTTTCGCTTATACTATTTGGTCACCACAAGGTGCTGACAAAGCGTTTAACTTTGTAGCTTCTGAAAATAACACTCTTAAAATACAAGAACTTAAAGAGGGTGCTGAACCAGATACTAGCTTTGATGTAGAGGATTTTGAAAAACAAGCAATTAATATTGCTTCTGATTTAAACGCTACATTAACCATTGAACCTAAAACTACTGCAAAGTTTTTTAATAAAGACCAGTATATGTTCATAATGGCTATGACTAAATCTGCTATTGAATCAAAAGGGATTCAATGTAATAAGGAATCAATAGATAGTTTTATAAAAGATATGAAACTAATTTATTCCTACAACTTTTAAATAGATTCTAGGGTGGCAAATTTTTTTCAAATTTTCCCTTTGATTTTTGCCACTCTTACCCTTGTGATTTATTTAACTTTAATATATAAAAAGAAAATGATAGTGCGTTATAAATATTTAGAATTTACTGGTATTTATAAAGAGCAGTTCAATAGTGAACAAGAAGCACTAACTGAAGAAAAAGGGAAATTTGTTGATCTTGAAATAACTGGAATAAAATTCAAATCAACACGAGTAAAAAAAATTGATGGAGAAATTGAAACATCAAGTTCAAAACCTAAGAGACAGGCACCATAGGGTATCTGTGAAATATTTTGAACTAAAGCATAGAATGGAAAAGGCAAAAAGACTTAAAGATGCTTTGGAAACAAAAGTGGTTTTGAAATTTGAAGAACTACTTACCTAAAAAATAAGTAGCACAACTTAAAAATGTAAGGAAGGTATATGCACGATTTTGCCCTACGTAATCCAGACGACATAAAAAAACAATTAGATGAGTATGCTGACGTTATGTGTGAAACACTTTATAACTTCAGAAGATTAGAAGAACACAAAAAGATTCTTTTAGCACAATTAAGCATTAATGAAAAAACTGTTATTAATTGCTCAATGGCAGAAGCAGAAAAAAGAGCTATGTGTACTAAAGAATACAACACTCATATAGAAGGTTATTGCCAAGCAGAAAAAGAATACTCTAAAGCTAAATCTAAGTATGCTAATTTGCAGAGTTGGGTAGATCTTTACAGATCTTGGTTAGTTACTAATCGTGAATTAAGTAGATGAAAATAATACAACCAGAAGGAAAACTAAATGAACTTAAATATGAAGAAAGAGTGGGAAACTATATTGACTTCGCAGAACAAAGGTTTGAAGAATATTGCAAGTCTAAATCTTTTCATTATAAAAAACTTCTTTTTAATGATGATTCTAATTTTGTTAATTCCCCTATTCCTTTTTTTAATAAACTTGGCTTACTGTCTGCGACGCCTGATTACTTTGTTTATTCCAAAAAAGAAGCTACCAAGCAACAACAGTTCTTCGTTGAAGTCAAAGCCAGTAACAAAATTAAATTAAAAGATTTAAAAAAGTATATAACTTTTGCACAGATGTTTTGCGATAATAGATTTACTCAATATACAATTTGCTTTGCTTTTAAAGATGGACTTAAATTCAAATCACTAGATCAAATATTAAGATTACTGCCACAAGCAAAGATTCAATCTTGGAATGATGGAATAGAATATTATCTATTACCGATCTAGTGGAAAGTATTAGATATTTCGTATTCAATTTCATCTTCAAAATTTATTTTCTCGTACTCCCACTCAACCCCAGTAATTCTTAATTTAGTAGTTTGTTTAAGTGATGACAAAAAATTAATGGCATTAGGAAAAGTGCCAGTATCAAAAAACCTAACATAAGCAATATCATCAGCAAAACTATCAGAATTTTTTTTAACAAATGTGATAGCATAAGTGACTAGATAACAGTTCATTTTTATTTAATTTGCTTAATCCTTTTTACACCGAACTTATCAGTTTCTATAATAGCTTCAACTTCTTGACATTTCCATTGAGTTGATTGTGGGTTGCCATCTCTTTCCACTTTGCGTTTTTGTTCTAAGCAATCTGCAACATTTAATTTTGGAGAATAACCTTCTAGCTTACCATTCATATACATCAGTAAAGCAAATACTACTTCAAACATTATTTACCTCTTAATGAATCTAATTCTTTTTCTAGCTTATCTATTTTTTTTTCTAATTGACTAATGATTACTTTAGTGTGTACGTTTTCTTCTAGTTGTTTTGAGTGTTTGTCTATTGATTTAGCTTGGTACTCAATCAGCATATACATCTCTTGGTTCTTAGGAGTTTGTTCTGCTTTTTTAAGTAAGTCTTGCGACATTAATTTCTCATTAGTTTCAAGTCTATTAAGTCTTTCAACGATTCCAAAGTAAGTCCAAACAGCTACAACGATGGCAGATACAATAGCTACAATATTTTTTATTGGTAAAGATACTTGCGTTTGATCGCTTAACTTTAGACTATCCATTTTCTTGATTCTTGCTTATTGGTCTTGTCGCTAAACTTCTAGCAATAGATTCTCCAGATCTTCCGATAGTATAGCCACCCAAACCTACTGTGAGTAATGTCCAAACATCAGAAGGAAGTTCTACTTGTGTTTTAACTTTGATTATAAGAAATAAAATTGGGCTAAGAATATAATTCCAAGCTACAATTAAAATAAGTAAGTACATAAGAGTTGGTCTCCAACCAGAAACGTACCAATTACTTTTTGCTTCTGCTTCAATAATTTTTGCAGATGCTTTCATTTCTTCTGTGCCTGATTGCATTAACTGCATATTCATTTCAGCTTTTAATTTTTCAGCTAAATCTTTATCAGGAATAGCTTTATCAACTGTCTTAAAGATTGTGTTTAGTAGTGGTGCAAAAGCACTTAAAGCTGGTAGCATATTAGTCTATTGCACAGAAATTAATTTCGCCATTTCCGTCTCCGTGTTTAATAAATGCAACTTGTTGCCCTGATCTTATTTGAAAATATTCAACAGTATCTTGTGGCAAAAGTATAGATTCTTCTGTTGCTGTTGGGTTATAACCTATTTTAATATGTGCGTGTGTTCCTCTAACTGCTATTCTTACTATTCCTGAACCAGTTATGATTGCAGAAGATTGTTGAGATGATTCTGTTAAATCGTGTGTTTCTGGTGTAAAATCTGTGTCTATTTTAATTATCTGCATAGTGTTCTCTAAATGTTCCTTTTATAGTGTTTAAACCATCAAAATACCCCTAAATTTTAACAAGTTAGAAGTTTTTGAGGTAGCCCTCTATTAAAAGCCACAATGCTCTAATAATGGGTTTAAATAAGATTTAACGCTATTTGCTACTTTTAGTATGTTCTATCAGTAGTTCTATGTAATGTTTTGCTTTAAGTAAGTCATTAACACCACCCTTCTCTTTAAATCTTAAAATGTACTTTAATATATTTCCTTCTACGAATCCAATGTTATTTTTAATGATAAATTCTACTGGTTGAATCTTGTATTTTAAATAGTGATTTCCACCTATTTGTTTTTTAGATGACTTCATAAATAGTTCTTCCGTTAGATTTGTATGCTCGTAAATACATTTTACGATTGTTGCCTTTGTTATAAGAGATATGCACCCACCCACTGTTAATTTCTTCTGGTTTCCAAAATTCTAAAATAACTTGATCGTATTCTAAATGATTAACTACCCAGTCAGCAAGTTCTTTGTTCGGTACTCCTAAGACTTCGCAATCCACTGCCATTCCAAAAGCGTGTTGGCTTGTAGCTGATGAACCTATGGCTTTGCATAAAGCAGGAGATCTATACCCTGAAGTAATTTTTATATCTCCGAATTGATTTATTATCGGTTCAATAATTTCGTAGGTTAATGTTTGTAGATTAATTAATATTTGATCTGTCGGAGTATTATCAATACCAAGACGTGTAGCTGTTTCGCTAAACAGTAATTCTTTTAAACTAACTTGCCTATCCATTTGCCATCTCTATTTAAGACACAAGGTGCTAACTTGGGTTGTGAATCTATTATTAAACCAGTTCCAATTATAAACCTAGTTTTAAAATTTTTTGCGTATTCAAAAGCTAAAGACTTTTGATCTATTAAACAACCAACTTGCATACCCCAGAATAAATTGTCTGGATTTGCCCAATACTCAATTTTAAATTTTGTATGAAAATGTCCCTGCACACAATTCATTCCATTAGTTTGTGAAACTTTTAAAACATCAGCAGATCTTCCGTGAGTAAATAAGCATCTTTGCTTATTTGGTAAAGTAATAGTCAAGTCATCTGCCCACTTCCATTTCTTAGTTCCTAAGAACTCGCCATACTCTTTTAGATATGCTCTAGGCATACCATGTTTTAATGCACGTCTATAAACCATTGATGAATGGTTAGAATCTATTTCTATAA